GTCACACCTCCAGTTGTTACTAAATCAGCAACTCTTCCAGTTACATCATCATAAGAAGATTCGGCATTGAATAAGAATTGTGTTCTATTCTCATAAACTTGACCAAATACTAATGGATCACCAGATACATCAGATATGCAAAGAGAGGTTTCATATCCTCGAATTAAATTACCAGATGAAAATTTTGTGCTATTTAAAATATTTCCATCATAATCTAATTTTAAAGTACCGACAGTTTTAGATAAGTTTGCCTCTAAAATACTATAAGAAATAGTAACATCGCCAAATACATCTATAGAGCATTTTCCAGCCGTTATTGTCGATCCTCCAGAAACAGTATATACATTATTTTTTAATATATTTCCAGAGGAGGATAATCTAATCATATGAATTTTATTTCTAGCAGAAGTAGAAATAACCTCTGCTGTAGCAACAATATAAAATTGATCATATTCATCTATATCAAATGAAATATTATCAAATTTATAACTTGCTAATGTAATTTGTTTTGTCCAACTCGTTAAAATTCTATTCGATGAAATGTATAATTTTGAAATTATAATACTATTGGAACCCGAATGACCAATGGTGTAAATATTATTTTTAGAATCTGTTTTAATTTGATAGAGTTTTTCACTCAAAGTATTGGATGTTAATTTCCTTTTTGCAATAATATCTCCAGAAGAATTTATATATAATAAAAATCCATCAAATATACTAGTTGTATTGGTATTTGTATACCCACAAATTATTAAATTGTCTCCAACTCTAGTGATGTCCGTAGCATAATCAGAACGAGTTATACCACTAATACCAGATATTTCACGTTGCCATGACAGTGTTGACGTTGTTCCAGCATCATTCTCTACATATTTGGCAATAATAATATCTGGGTTATATGCATCGTATAGGGACTGATTGGGTCTAGTCGAACCAATAACATATATCTCATTTCCTTTTTTGCAAACAGAAGTGAATTCGCAATACTTTGAACCAGTTGTAGGTTGAATAGATGTTAAAGACTTGGACCATATTACAGTCCCTTCACTATTAATTTTTTGTAAAATACCATGATTATTATTATCAGACGTTTTGGATCTTCCAACAATATAAATTGATTTATCAATCGAAGAAACAATAGAATTATTGATAATTAAATTTATATCTTCATAATGAGTACTGTAAAAATAGTCTGCTTTTTTCTTTGTCTGTGGATGTTCAATTCTAATAATAGGATCTTCTAAATAACCATCTCCAGAATTTTTAATTTCAATATGTTCAATAGTTCCAGATTGAGATATAATTGGAATTAATTTTGCATATTGACCAGTTGCAGATTCAATTTCGACTGTTGGAGCATTTTCAGGATCATAACCAACTCCTTTTTGATCTATAGTTATTTTTTCTATACCTTTAATTGTTCTAACAAATATAGTTTTGCTAGTTGGTTCCATTAATGGTGTAGTTACAATATTAACTGTATCCCCAACAATAAGATTGTGTGGAGTTGTTGTTTGAACAACACCTTTAAATATATCCAAAGATGAATTGTATTCATAAGTATATGATGTAATTTCCTCGCCATCAATTTCAGAAACTCTTGCAGAAGCTCCATAACCTTCAGTTTTCTGATCATCAAATACTAATCTATCGCCAACTTGATAACTAGAACCTTTATTTTCTACTAAAAATCCTGTAACTTTAGCATCTTCAAATTTTGTTGTGGTTTCAACTTCAATGTCAACTTTAGAAGAAATATTAATTTTTGGAAAATAATCAAATAGTTCTAATTTATTTTCCTCAAACATAATATTTGGATCATTTATCTCATCGCTAGTTATTACACCATCCTTATTTTCATCTTCAATTTCAAATAGCAAAAAGTCTCCATTTTCTAATGTTAGTGCATTTGTACTTTCATTTGGAGATCTTTCAACATCAATATCAACGTTTTCAAATGGAGTTCTATATCTAACAACTCCAGATGGGATATATGCTTGAGTTGCAAATTGATTTAGGTTCCAACTTTCTGGTACAGAATAATATTTTGGTCCCATAATATATGGAAATTCTGCATTTCCAGCCGCATCTAAAGTTATGAAATAAGCATACACCCCATCTGGAAAATCTGGCGTCTTGGTAAATCTTCCATTATACTCATCCAAATAAATTGCAAGGCTATTGAAAGAATATTCATAATCTTCTATAAATGTACCAGCTGGATATTCTTGTAGTGGTGGACCTTCAATGCGATATGGATTTGGATTTGTATTAATATTATAAACTAAATTGGATTTTAATCTATAACTACTTCTAATAGGTACAACATTGCTAGTTAAAACGGTGGGATCATTTAATCCATATGGTCCATAAATTGGATGACCATCGAAAGACCATCCTATAATTGGAGAATGTACTACAGATTCCCTCTCTACAAGTTCTCCATTAATCAGATCTAAGTTATCGCCAAGAACATATCTTAATTGTTTTGGATTTGAAATATGTGCATATTCTCCTCCGTATTGATTATTGAAACCTTCGAATATTGAACCATTTGCATAGTCAAATGTAGTCTCAGTATTTAAATTAAAAGTCCACTTAAATATTTCAGATCTAAATTCTGCTCCTTCACCTATAGATTCTAATCTAATTTCAGTTGTTCCTTGAGAATATCCAATTCCTTTGTTTAAAATTGAAATAGAAGTTACTCTGCCAGCATCAGAACCCTCTGTAGATATTATTGCCTTAGCAACAGCACCAAAACCATTACCATTAATGATTACTCTTGGAGCGGTGGTATATCCAGATCCAGCAGAGATAATAGCAATAGAGGAAATTCTTCCATTGCTTATGTATGCTTGAGCAGCAGCTCCAGATCCACTACTCAATTTTATAGATGGTGGTGAAGTATAACTGGTTCCCGAATTCAGTATATTGACATTTTTAATTGGACCTCTAACAATTGCTCTTGCAGTCGCCCCAGATCCTCCTCCACCTGTTATTGTAACAATTGGTTCTGAAGTATAACCTGTACCTTGCGTATTGATGAGAACTCTACTTACAGAACCATTAGTTATAATTGCAGTAGCAGAAGCACCAATTCCATTCGAACCGTAAATCGATACTAGTGGAGAACTAGTGTATCCAGATCCACCAGTTAAAACTTCAATATCAACCACAGAACCATCGACAATTACTTCCGCCTCTGCTCCACTACCTCCACCACCACTAAATGATAAAATTGGCGGAACTGATGCATCATACAATTTACCTGAATTGGTAACTGTGATGTTTGTTACTGGACCAAATTGATAAGTATTTTCTGACTTATAATTCCAAATAGAAACTCCATTAATAAAACTTCCAATTGGTCCAGGGACAGTAGTAGTTTTTAATGAAATTGTATTTGGTATTCTTGGGAACTTATATAATTTTCTTTGATTTCCTGGTAATAAAGCTGTCCCTAAAAATGGACCTATCTTATAATTTGGGATTCCAGATGCAGCAACATATACTTCTTTATCATTAATAAAAGTATTTTGAATATTTGATGGAAATCTACTAATAGCAGTATTGATAGAAGTTGAATCACTTTTACCTCTATTCAAATCTATTGAAATTAGTATATTTCCTTGTGGATTTAATACTGCTGGTTGTGGTAAAGTATATTTAAATACTGTTGCGCTTTCTCTTGATGTAACCAAAAAACTACCATTATAAACAATTGGATTAGCTCCATATACGGTTACTTGATCGCCAACCAAAAGACCATGGGGATTTAGGCATGTTACAGTAGCGGTTTGATCATTCAACCCCCCATAAGTTATACTTTCAACTTTTAAAAGTTTTTTAACATTATACAACCAATTTGTAACTAATTTAGATGTATCATCAGTTCCTAATTTAGAGATCGATAATTTATCCCCAGATAGATAATAACTTCCATCATCAATGAGTTTTGTCTGATTTGCGTCAACAATACCTAAAATTGATAATACAACTTCTTTTGATGTTCCTCTATTAGCATACACATAAAAATTGGATGAACAGATAGTTCCAGCATCCCAATTTTGTGCAGTAGTACCGTTAATTCCTCTAGTACACTCAATAAATTGTGTTAACGATTTTTCTTTATATCTTATTATTTCATTTCCAATAACAACCTCGCCATTCCTCTCTGGCCATCCTATTGTAGAATCTACATCTATAATTAAAGATTCTGGTGTTAAAGATTCAATAAGTTTTGATGAATATGGGATAACAAAAACTCCTTCAATTGTTTCTTCCGATACTATCAATTCATAAACATCAAAATCCGATGTTTGAATAGAAGTATAATTTTCAATCAAAGCTTTTGCATTTTGTACATTCAAATCAACTGGATCTGCAACTTGTTCTAAAACAGAATCTTTGAGATTTATAGGATCTCCAGAAATAATTTTGGTCCTTAAAATAGTATCTACTGACCAAGTAGATGCAGATGGTTTGATCATCTGATCTTTTGGATAGTTCAACTCTACTGAAGCACCATATAATAACTTGAACAAATATTTTACAGCGTATACTGTACCTTTTGATGCATAAAAATCTTTAATGGTCGAAATAACGTTTGCGATGTTTAATGTATTTGTGTCTAAACTGGGCAATCCTGGTAAATATTGCTCTACAATCTTATCAAGAATTTTTTTAAGAAAAACACCATCAACACTTTTGACTATTGACCCAGAAGGATGTGCTGTAGATATTGATTGAGATTCATTTTTAAATATAATATTATTTTCTGCATCATAGTCAACTAATCCACTAACACCTCTAGAACAATTTATAAATTGTGATTTCACATAATTTAATCCAGAATTAATAATTTCAAAACCAGTAACTTCATCTTCTCCAATTTCGCAAGATGCCTTTGCACCTGGAGGAGATGAAATGTAAACTGTCGGTGGATTTTCTGATGAATATCCTGTACCAAAATCAGTAATGTTAATATCGATAATTTGACCATTGAATATAGTTGCTACTGCCTTAGCACCATTTCCACCAATAGGATTGCCGACATTATCTTTCCTATCATCTACAATATAAACACTAGGAACATCATTATATCCAAATCCACCAGTAAGTAACTCAATATTAATAACTCTACCAAAATCATCAACACCGACATCTAAAATTTGTGCTCCAGTTGGTTCAATGACTCTAACTCTTGGTAAATTAGTTGTATTATAACCAGTTCCACCAGTTATAATATTAATAGAAGATATTGTTCCTTCAGAGGTTAAAACTGCCTCAGCTAAAGCTTGTATTCCATTTTCTTGCGGAGAAGGATCGATATAAATTTTTGGTGGGGTGGAATATCCAAATCCACCATCTAAAACTGGAATTGACTGAATTGATCCACCAGATATTACTGGAATTCCTAGTTTTCCTCCAAATGGATTTATAAATTGGATTCTTGGTATAAAATCATAACCAGAACCACTGCTATCTAAACTTATAGATTCAACACCACCATCACTATTAACTGTTGCAGAAGCAAGGGCAAGCACACTACCAGTTTGGGTTGGTTGAGTTATTACGACTACTGGTGGATTATTTTGCGAATAACCAGACCCAGATTCAATTAAAGTTACTGATTTAATTCCACCAACTAAAGACTTTGCAGTAGCATATTGTCCTTCCCCACCAGATATAGTTACCTTTGGCGAATTTGATAAAGTATAACCAGATCCACCATCACTCACAATAATTTTTGATACTTGACCAAGATTATCGACAACGGAATATGCAAGTGCGCCTGATCCAACTGCAGTAGTAGGAGCATTTATATATGCTACGTAAATTGATTGAGTTGGCGCAGTATTAAAAATAATGAAATTTTGGAAAATACTGTAATCATTAAAAGGAATTTTTAATTCTCCATCGACAATTACTAAGGTTAAAACTGTTGATGGAGGTACATATGGTTGATTATTTTTATTTAAATTGTAAATATATCTTGGAGGTTGACCAGAATTAGGAGGCATTAGTGCATCCATTACATCAATGGTATTTTCACTAAATCCCTTTAAAAATGTAATTTGAATATCATTAGAGCTGTCAGAAACATTAACAGGATCAAATGTTCTTGGTGCAGAAGTAAAAATAATTTGATCTGCAATAACATCAAAATCAGTACCAGGAATTAAGTATTCATTGTATACTTTAACAATTAAATGGTCATTAGAGGATGGAAATACAGGAGCGTTGTTTAATCTTAGTGGAAATGATGTTCTGGTTCCATTAAATAATAGGTATGGATTAAATAGTTCAACAACTTTTTTTTGAAATTCTTGATAGGATATTCCTGATGATAGGATGACATTTGGAGATTTCTTCAAATACTCATAATATATAACTTCATTATCAATAATGATTGTACCATTAGTATCAACAAATCCATCTGTATTTTCTACTTCAATATTAGTGGTGGTATCTTCAATATTATTAATTAAAACTGTACTACCATTTAATTTTGTTAAATCATATTTAGATACATTAAAATAGTCCGTTAAATTATTAAGTATTCCAATGGGCGCAGAAACCTTTTCCTGCGACCTATAATATTGAGATAAGAATGTCTCAAATAGAGGACTGTTTTCTTTAATAAAATCAGGTAATTGATTTAAAACTGAAAGTGATACAGATGCCTTTTGCATTTCTTATTTGCTCTCTTTGTACTATTTAACAGACTTTTATACGAAACATGAGGAGAAAGTAGAGTCGCTTCCAACTGGACTTGTAAATGTAAATGTATCTGGAGTTGGAGAGAATGTAGTTGGATCTCCTGCACTGGAACCAGGCCCAGATTCTGGAATTGTGCCACCAATAGTAATTGATGGAACTGGAATTGCAATTAAAGTTCCTGGCGGCGGAGAAATCGTATTTGGATTTTTTGGTTTGATAGATATTACCAAATTAATTGGACAATCTCCATCTGGAGGACATACTGTAGTAATTGGTCCAACTTTAACTTTTCCATTATCGCAATCATAAGATCCCACGTTCGTATTAGTAATAATTTTGTTATTATTTAAAATATAATAACTTCTCAAATTACCTGCTCCATCATCTTCTAAATATTGACCTTGAGAAATACCTTCGGTATAAAATTTTGATGATTTCACAGTTTCGCCAGAAGCAGAGTCACAAGAACAATCCATTGCAACACCAAAGTTGAGATTATATGTTGTTGGGGAGGTTAAATCTTCATATGGTATCATTTTGTATGGAGTAACTCCAAATTGAACATCATTGATATTTGGATCCGAATTCAAAATAATTTTTTCTAATTGAGATAAAGATAGAGTTTTTCCAAAATTGCCTAAATCTTGTTGATCGCCAAAATCTTGAATTGCTGCAATAATTTTTTTCTTTATATCATCAGAGGTATTTTGTGTTAATGTATCTCCAGAAAGAATACTTTTAAATGTTGTAGCAGAAATAAAAATAGATAAATTAACAAAAAACTCATCAGGATCAACAATTACAGTTTCTACCGAAGCCATAGCATATGGTCTCAACTTTGAAATCAATTCTTTCTTTGTTAAATTGTTTAATTGATTACCAGTCTCAGTTTTTATCGTTACAATTACTTTTCCGTATAATGGTGGACTTAACAATTCACCTCCAAAAGCGTTAACGTATTTTGCATTTGGATATATATTTCTAATAATTGATTCATAATCATTTGAAGTTACTGCTCTATTTTGAGATGCATAATAACGTGGTGCATTAAATTTTATTGATTTTAGTGTTTCTGCAGATGCACCTAATTGCGATTTATCATTTAAAGTTAAAGTTATATTAACTGGTTCATTTCCATTTATATCTTGGATTTGTCCAATAAATCCCATACTATTAATATTATTAGCAGATGCTCCACTAGTTCTAACATATTCAAAGTATACAACTTCACCATCAATTAATTTTCTTCCAATAATTCCATCTCCAAAAGTTAATTCATATCTTCTATCTTCAATTTCATTTAAGAAAAATATTTTATCATTTGATTCTACTGTAGTAATATTTTGTATTTTATTATACCTATCATATTGAGTTGATTGTAAATTTGGTCTTACATATACACTCAAAGTTTCTGTATCAACTTCGTCATTTGGAATGATAAAATTTTGCTGAATGCTTGCATTCACTACATATTGATATGATAATAATGTTCCCTCATAAATTTTAAAATTATCGAATATTGCAATACCATTAGATCTATTAACGTTAACTGTCTTATCTTCTAAAACCACAAATGTATATGCTCTTCCATCGATACTACCACTAGCAACATCTCCTTTAGATAATGTGACTGTTGATGGATATAACCCATCAACACCTAATCCAGTTTGTACTGTCAAAGTTATACACGCTTTTGCTGCTTGAACTGATCTTGGTACATAATTTATTAATCTTGCTAAAGATGCAACATTATCTCTAATTGATGCACTATCTAAAAATAATTCGTTAATTGCCATATTGGCATTAAACGCACTATAGTACGTATTGTATGCCAGCACATC